TTGCTCACGTCGTGCTTCTCTAAATACTTAAGAGCCGCCTCAACATCACCAATGCGTTGACGGCCAAAGTGCTGTGCGCTCCATCGTTCGTCCTTAAAGTCCGACGATGACAGTCGGAAATAAAGGTCATTCCATGGAGTGAGAGAAGTGAGAAATCTTCTCGCTTGCGCCTCTAGGCGCTCGGCGTGGGAGGAGTATTCCTCTTCTGGGATTTTTTTACTCCTTCGGTGGCCTCCTTCATTTCTGCCTCTTGTTCTGCAGAGATAAATTCCACCACTTTCGCAATGGCACGGCGTGGCAATGCCTTGGTGTCATCAAGCTCCCAGTCGCTCAAATCTTGCCATTCACCATCAACAAGCCCTTGCCCGCGAGAGCGCACGAAAGCAGTGGCCATGCGAGCATTAGTGCTCTCCACGGAAGAGCCACTCGTAATCATGCTCAGCGTTTCTTCAGTGTATTCAGAAAGAAGCTCAGCTTCAGTGATAGAACCACCGCCTCCTTGCAGCAGGGAGAATGCCTCGTCAAGAGGAATGCCCTTTGCGGTGGCAATGCGCTTAGCCAGTTGCACTGCGCGAATGGTGGCCTGACTTTGAAGCTTGCTGATTTCTTCTTGCTCAATGGCTTCTGCTACCAGCCAGCCACCATATTTCTTCATGCGGATGTTGGGGAGAAGCTCGAAAAACTCCTCAGTCTTAGTGTCAAGAAGGAAGCTGTATTTGCTCATGATCGAGAATGTTTAGCATTGCGTTGAACACCTTAACGCGCTCATGGTTAGAGCGAAAGTCAGGTGGCACCTCAACGAAAAGAGAGTGGCTGTCGTTTGAAAGTCTAATGGTCGTTTCCCTGCACGACACAAGACAAAGAATGCCCACTTCCAAGGCGGTGCCTTCAATTAGACAGTCAATGGCATGGACAGTTTTGTCGTCGCTCCATAAATAATCAATGTTCATCGGCGGAGTGCAGAGGCTATGCGTTTCTTTAATGATTTACTCAAATCACTTGCCAAGAATAAATCAGGACTAACCAATGGGTCGGTCCATTGCCTTGGCTCAATGTTTGTGCCCTTGCCTTCATGCACATAATATGCGTAGGGCTTGCCCGAGGTATTCTTTGCATCCCAGTCCCATGAAGCCGTTACATCGCTGCCTCCAGTGGTGATGGCAAAACTGTCTCTGCCGCTGCGATAGAGGTCGCCAAGGTCGTAGATGTCACGAGGCTCAGGGCCTACGGTTTGCCCACTCTTCCTGAAAGTGACGGCTTCGTAGTCCCAAATTTCATTGTTGAATTGATCACGAAAATGATCATTCACTTCAAAACGAGTCCATGCCTCAAACGCTGCCTGTAGCTTCTGCTCCCAAAATGCTCCGCCAACAATTTTGGCGCCAACAATGATGCCAGCCATTATTGATACAACGAACGAATGACCATATCAGGAATCATAAAGCGACAGCGCTCATAAGCCACGTCATCACCAGGAAAATAGCGCGGAGTGCTATCAGGGAATCGCCTAGTAATTCTCTCCATGGCCCGTGGCAAAGTGTTACTACTTGGCGTGTACTGAGCCAATATCACTTCCCATAGTTGATTCATTTTAATTGCGCCCAAAGGCGACCTTGGCAAAAGCTGCGGGAATTCGCGCATTGTCACCTCCATGCCTTCCACCTTGAACTCTGCTGGCACGCCTTGTCTGCCTACAACGTACACGGCAGGAATGCTAGAGCCATTAGGCAGCGTATAGGAGCCAATCAAATTGGGACTGGCGCCTAGAAGCGTGGTAATAATGTCTCGCAATTGAGCAATGTTCACAATAAAAAGCCTCCCCGTAAGGAGAGGCTAACAGAACTATGGGAAAGAAAGTCAGTTGGGAGCAGTCGGGATGATAGTGCCGGTGTTCTCAGCATTCTGGTGAATGCCAATGCGTCCACGGCTGGTCAAGTCGAAGGTGACTTCCACGAGGTTATCAGCAGGGTAGCTTTCGCTGTAGTTCATCACGCGAGCCACATAAGCCACACGGTCATAGTAGTAAGTGGTGCCACTAACGCCCAGTTGCTTGTTGATCTCCACGTACACTTCGGAGCTCTTGTCGTAGCGCGAAGCAGCAATCACTTGGAACGCTTCATCAAAGCTATTAGGAATGAAAGTGGTGCCGTCAACGTCCTTCTGGAAGTACGAGGTGATAGAAGCAGTGGCCTGAGAGGTGACAATCACGCTATCAGCAAAGCCGCCGCCACCAAGCAGGTAGAATACGGTGTTGCCGTCGTCAAAGGCCACAGAGCCCGTTGTAGCGGCTTGCAGGGTGAAGAGGGCAGGTGCGCCGCTCACGGTGAACGTAGCGCCGCTCTGCGTGATTACAGGACGGCCAGTGCCGGTAACAGAGCCAACACGCACAATCACGTCTTGACTCTTAACCAGTTCAGTCGGATGGTAGAGCATTAGAAAGTCCTCAATGGGAAAGAAAATGGTTAAGCGTCAAAGGTTTTGTACGCTTCCTTTACCAACCAGTCTAAAAATTCCTCTGATTGGTGTGCCGAGAAACTGCCAATAGTGTTCAGCAATTTGTTCGTTCGGCAATAGCTCAAACCGTCCTTCCCTCCCATTGATTGTTGCAGCAGCGGAGCTTCCAGGAGAAATGCCAGAAAGAGCCAATGGCCCTGTCAATCTTCCCTCCATATATACAGCCGTACTATCTGCACCAAGCAGATAATCGTACTGTGGATTGCGCTTTTGCTTCAAAGTGGCATAGTATGTGGCGCCTGACGAAAGGGCAGTGTAATTGCCCGTTTCGCTATCAATGGCATAGCCAGAAGCAACAGCCCATACAAGAGAGGCATTTGCAAGTGGCGAGAGACCATTGATCATGCAACAAAACCAATAGAAAGAGAACCAGCGACGGTTTCAAGCATTCGTTTGAACTCTTGGCCATATTGCGTGGCGTCGAGTCCTTTGCCATACACTTTGCCTTCAGTGGCACCCACTTGAGTGCCCATTTGTGCGAGTTGAATGGCAATGACGTGTGCCGCTAGATGCTTCACTGCACGATCTGTTTGATCGCCAAACACATCAGACGATGCGTCAGCAGTGGCTTCAGAAAGGGCCCCATTCACAATTCCCGATGGATGGGGAGTGAATTCAGGGAAACGATCAAGAAAATTTGTGTAGGTGACAGCCATGGTTATGCCTTACCTATTTTGATAGCTTCTTGACGCTTGGTGATGGCATTACGAATCCTCACGCGACCTTCAATTTTTTTCCATGACAAGAGCTGATCTAGGTCATGAATCACTTCAATGGTGCGAAAAGCTTCAACGAGGGGCATGTTGACAAGCGTTTGAACGTCGTGCGGAACGGTTTCCACAGTGATGCGTTCTTTCACTTCTTCAATGGCGCCAATGGTCAACAACCGTTTAACAGTTGAATTCTCACGGGCTACTTTCCATTGAAGCTCTGGTACATCCTGGTTAAGACCAGGCGCCAGTTGAATCATGCCTCCATCAGTGATGATGCCAAATCCCCCTTCACGCGGCGGATTTTCAAGCTCAGGGCGATAAGCAATTAACATTGTGAATGTTCTTTAGGAACTGTAATAAAGCTTAACGCCCATTGCTTGTCTACACTCAAGCCGAGGCTTGCACGTAGATGACGCTCTTGGGGTAGTACAGAGCCACACCACCCACGCGAGCGTGAGCAGGGACAATGAACTCAAGGCCACGCTGTTGAGGCGGGAACAGTTCAAGAGGTTGGGGGATGTGCAGTTGCACTTTCTCAGGATCGCGCTTGTACACCACCATGCGGTTAGTATTCAGCACGCTGTTGCCTGCATCCAACTGGTTGATAGGCTCAACGTTACGGATGTAGGGGTTGGTCCGGAGGAAATACTCAAGCACGGTCACGTCCGAAGAATCGGAGTTGCGAGTGGTGCTCACCTTGTTGTAGTCCTCATAAGCCATGAGGATGGTGTCGGGCTGCTCCTTCATGTTGGAGCCGTTGATAATGGCAGTCACGCCATAGTTCAACAGTTCCAGCATTTCTTCGGCGGTGCCACTGGTGGTGGTGAACCACTTGTCAGCAGCAATCACATCCACGGTGGAGTTGTTGAAGAAACCAGCCAGGCCAACGGTGGATTCACCGAACATGGCAACGTTCTCAACTTTCTCTTCATAAGCACGACGAACGGCAGAAGCACGGCGTTGCTCAAGAGAGATGTTGGCCATTTGAGCAGCACGCAGTTCCTGAACGGTGTAGCCGAAGCTGCCACCGAACGACCGAATGTTGATGCTCTTCTCCACTTGGCTGATGTCGGCACGGGGCAGATCATCGGCGGCATCCGCAATCAGTTTGAACTCACCAGTGGAGTCCATGATGCGGTAAGTGAAGGTTTGTGCTGCATTGCCAGCCTCGCTGGTTACAGGCAGAATTGTGGGGTACTTGATGTCGGCATAAGTGACTTCAAATACTTGCGGGCGGATGAACTCAAGCTGACGCTCAAGAAACAGGCCCGCCTCATCCATACGAAAATCAGACATAGTAGGGCCTCCTATCAAGAATCAGCGGAGAGAGTGAAGCTTGGGCCGTTCAGTTCCAAGATCGCCAGTCCACTACCAGTGGTAGAAGAAAGGAAACGAGCATTGGAGAGACGAACAGTCTTGCCCGAAGCGAAGGCATGGCTGAATTGACCAGCCTTGCCAGTGCCGCTTGCTGAGAACAGCACGCGAACAACAGAAGCAGGGGTGACAGTGCCAGTCACGTAAACGGCAACTGCGCCTTCGTTGGCAACATTCATCACTTGATCGATTTTCACGCCAGGACGGCTATCGCCATTCAGAGCGGTTTCGTCAACATAAGTGAGAACGTTGATGCCAACAACGGTGTCGCCGCTAGCAGAGAGAGTCTTAGCGGAATTGGCAACGGTACCAGCAGAGTTGTAAACTTGCAGGTCACCAAACGGCTGCACAACGGCAGTTTCGTTGATGTAGGTGCCAATGGTATTGTCGCGGATGTCAGAGAGTTGGCCTTCGAGCAGAGCAGCGTGAACAAGAGCATAGCTCTGTTGCACACCGCCAGCAGCCGCAGTCCCCGACGGGGTAAAAGTTACAGCCATGGATCAGCGCTCCTTAGAGACGGAGAGTGGAGTTTTCCAAGCATTCTGAATCCTGTCCATATAGGACGAAGGAGCAGACATTGGAGAGGCGATGGAAGCAACAGCTTTACGCAGTTCTTCCGTAGCGGCAGAATCAGTACGAGGTGATTCGGCCAGGGTGTCGAACATGGCGGTCACATAATCGTCGGAACGCTCCGACAGATCAGCGTCACCACGCACAGCCTTGATAGAAGCTTCCATGATTTCACGAGCATTTTTGCCAGCAAAATCAAAAGCAGAATCAAGAGAAGTGCGAGCCTTGTCAATGAGAGCAATGCGCTCTTCGACGAGACTGTCCACATTCACTTGCTGAGCAGCTTCGAGATCAGCTTTCGCTGCTTCCAGCTCCTGAGCGAGAGCATCAGCACGTCCCTCTGCGGAATCGCACTTGCCCTTCATTTCCTTGCCCATGGCATCCATTTCTTCCTTCATTTTGGAAGTTTCGGACATCATGCCATCGTACTTTTTCTTCATGTCCTCATAGGACATCTTGGCGTCTTCCCGTTCTTTAGTGATTGCTAGAGCTACGCTCTCGGTCACCTCAAACTCGGCGCCATCAAAATTGACCTTAGCAGTCATTGACGAATCCTCGATGAAATTGATTAGATAAGGATCAGCAGCATCTAGACGGTCCAGATGGAGCTTCACTTGCGGGCCAGCGCGGCCACGACGAACAACAGCAATGTGATTTCCGTTGATTTCCTTTTGGATGCCATCGTAATTCTCACCGTTGTCTGTTACGCCCGGAGTCGCTTCGTAATTGACGCGATAACCGGCGCTGACTTCTTTAGCATCACCACGCATGATGCGTTCAATGGCATCTTTATCAGTGATTGTCATGACAGCACGGACAAAGCCGTTGTCATAGACCACTTCAGTGCCACTAAAGCCAATTTGATAGTCCTTTGTATTGGCGCTATCAAGAAGGACGGAGGGATGCTCAAGAGTGATTGCTTTGCCCGCAAATGAGGCCAAGCTTTCAGGAGACGCCACTTCGGTTTCGGGACGATATTCACGACGAATGGAACCATCCGCATCGGTGTACATTTGCACACCAGTGCGAGCGATGGTTGCCCAAGCACGAAGATAACCTTCAGGGGTTAGCTCGTACTTGTCAATCGGCGCTACATCGTAACGAAAGCATGTGTCGCTCATGTA